TTAAGGCACACAGTAGTCTTACACAAACAACTGTACTAAAAGGTGCGTTTAAGGATGACGCAGGTACAAAGAAAGAGTTTATGGATAATATTAAACTCCAGCAAGAATTTGCATGTGGGAAGTAGATCATGAAACTAAGATATTCAGAAGCCTTTTATAGCGTACAAGGCGAAGGCAAGTATGTAGGAGTACCTAGTGTGTTCTTACGTACATTTGGTTGTAACTTTCGTTGCATGAACTTTGGTCTCGGACGTGATGAACCGATGAGAGACGAAAAGGCAAAAAACAAAATCAAACACAATCCAGAAGTAAAGAAATTGCTAGAAAGTAATATTATTGAAACTGTAAATACATTTGAGGACTTGCCTATTATACACACAGGTTGTGATACATATGCAAGCATATATCCTGAGTTTAAAAAGTTTATGAAGGATAGTACAGTAGACGAAGTAGTAGAACACTTACTAAGTCTAACACCAGAAGGCAAGTGGACAATGGACAATGGTCAAGACGTTCACTTAATACTAACCGGCGGAGAACCGCTATTAGGATGGCAAAAGTTATACATAGAACTATTTGAACATCCACGTATGCAGGACTTAAAAAATGTCACATTTGAAACAAACACTACACAAAAGCTACGAGACGACTTTATCGATTATATCAGATCTCAAGAACGATTTGAAGTTACTTGGAGTTGTTCCCCAAAACTTAGCGTTTCAGGAGAACCTTGGGAGACTGCTATTAAGCCTGATATTGCTAGTCAGTATTACAGCGTTAATGGTAGTGACACTTATCTTAAGTTTGTGGTCGCTGACGCTACTGACGTTGAGGAAGTTGCAAGAGCTGTGGACGCTTACAGAAGTGCCGGGGTGGAATGCCCAGTATATTGTATGCCGCTGGGTGGACGCAGTGAAGAATACAATCTTAACGTTCAAGAAGTGGCTGAGCTCTGTATGGAAAAAGGATGGAGATTTACCCCAAGACTACACATATCCTTATTCGGAAATGCATGGGGCACTTGATGAGCATAATGAAACAATGCGTAAAAACAATAACCAACAACAACACGCTGACTTGGAAAAACGTGTAAGGGAGGCAGGATTATAATGGGATGGTGGAATAAAAAAGTAAGAGACGTAACAGGAGTAACTGCAAAAGAAGAAGCTCTTAAAGCCGAAGCGGCACGTCTTAAAGAAGAAGAAATGGCACTTCTTAAAAAGAAGGACCCGAAAGAGTATGCAACACGCAAGAAAGAACCTTGGGTTAACGTACTTGATATTAAGATAAATGAAGATAACGTTCGAAACGGGTTCTTTGAGCTCGATTGGAACAAGTACTTTATCGAAGAACTAATTAAAGAAGGTTACGGTATTGACAACGACCCAGAAGAAGAAATTGTGGATCGTTGGTTCCGTGACATTGTGTATAACATGCTACAAGAAGAAGGCATGGACACAGATAGAGGTGCAGGTTATATTAACGTTGTGCCAATCGATAAAGGCAAGAGCGAAGTATCTTAATGCTTGACAACAGCCAGGTCTGGTGCTATAATAGTGCTATAACAAACAATACAAAGGCAAAACTATGTTAGAAATATTAGGTATTACACTACTTGTTGCACTCGTACAGAATGGCGATATCTTTTCGTTATGTATATCGGGGTGCGTGTAAATGGCAACTTATGTACTAGTAGACACAGCAAATACTTTCTTTAGAGCTCGACATGTAGTACGTGGCGATACTGATACTAAACTTGGTATGGCATTACATATTACACTTAACAGTGTTAAGAAAGCATGGCAAGACTTTAATGCAGATCATGTTGTGTTCTGTTTAGAAGGTCGTAGTTGGCGCAAGGACTTTTATGAGCCTTACAAGCGCAACAGGCAAGTTGCACGTGATAAGATGACACTAGTAGAGTCTGAAGAAGACACGTTGTTTTGGGAAATCTTTGATGAGTTTAAGAGTTTTGTAGAAGACAAGACTAACTGTACTACTATGCGACATCCGCAACTAGAAGCAGATGATCTTATTGCTGGTTGGGTACAAGCACATCCTAATGACAATCATGTTATTATTAGTACTGACGGAGACTTTGCACAACTTATTGCACCTAACTGTAAACAGTACAATGGTGTTAGTAACACTACAATTACACACGAAGGTTACTTTACAGACAAAGGCGATCGTGTAATTGACAAGAAAACAAAAGAGCCTAAGCCTGCACCCGAACCTGACTTTATGTTGTTTGAAAAGTGTATGCGTGGTGACACTAGTGACAATGTGTTTAGTGCTTACCCTGGTGTACGCAAGAAAGGCACTAAGAACAAAGTAGGCCTTATTGAAGCATTTGAAGATAAAAACAACAAAGGTTACAACTGGAACAATATGATGTTACAGCGTTGGACTGATCATGAAGGTGTAGAACATCGTGTACTAGATGACTATCAACGTAATGTTGTACTTTGTGATTTGACTGCACAACCTGCAGATATTAGAGAAATTATTGATAACACTATTAACGAAGTAGAGCCTAAGAACGTATTGCAGGTTGGTATGCGTCTTATGAAGTTTTGTGCTAAATGGGATATGCAACGTATTGCAGATCAAGCACAATACTATGCTGAACCGTTACAAGCAAGGTATCCTAAATGAGTATAAAAGCAAAAACAGTATTAAAGAATAAATTTTGGATTGTCGAAAACGATGGCGAGAGAGTAGGTACAATATCTGTAGCTGACGATCGTTTTATGTTATCAACAGGCGAGTCAGTTCAGTTCTATGATAATAAAACAGAAATTGAAGAACAGCTGGGTAAAACAATCTTTGAAAGAGACAAGACTGCTAAATTAGAAGTAAACAAAGAGGTATACGGTTATCCAACTAGTACATCTCCTTATAATGTAATGTATGACGTAAAACAGAAACTACCGCTCTTTACCAAAAGTAAAAAGTCTAAAAGTTTATATTGCGCAGGATATTATATTATTCGCTTTGATAAAGGTTGGGTTAAAAGTTTTTGTCCCAAGCTAGTTACATTAGAACGTTACACATTTGTAGGACCAATGAGCAGTGAAGTTGAAATGAGACAGGAGTTAAGTCGTGCAAACAAACGATGATCTTAATACAGCCACTATTGAAAAATATATACAAACAGTAAAACTTGCTGACAACAGTCGTGCTAAAGAAGTACGACTGGATATAAATACTGCTAAGAACCTAGCACTTACACTAGGTATTGTTATGTCAAGATTGCATGGGCAATTAGAACAATTAGTTAAAGATAACAATCAGCAGAAACAAGAAGAAACGATTGAAATCCAAATGGACGGTGGGTCTAGTTGGGGAGATTAAACAACCGAGATTAGTTATGTGGGATAAATTTTTAGAGTGGGGATTCCAAAGAGAAGCAGATAGGCAATGGGAACAGGCACAAAAAACTATAAATGATATAGACAACATTGGGCAGCCTAAGAAAAAAGTTATTGATATTATGGCAGAAGACACCGATCCTAACGAAGTTACTATTGAAAATGCATACAAGACAAGATGGATTTGGTATCATACAATACTAGCAATAGGTATCTTTTTTACAAATATTGTTTTGATTGCTATACTATTATTATTGGCAATCAAGCTATAAAGCACGTAGATTACCTTTAAAAGAGATAAATATATACGTAGTTAATTAAAAGGATTACGTATATTATGTCAAGACCAAAGCCAACTGTGCTACTAGAGCACATTAATAAAAAGAATTATCGATCAGAACAAGTACTTAATGCTGATGCTATCTGGGCTGTATTTTATAAGAACAAGCCATTTAATCTTAAGAGTTCAAACTCTCTAACAAACTATCCAGGACCAAAGTATAAGAAAACAAGTTTTTCAAATCCTGGCCATGCACACAATCTTGCTAAAAAACTCAATGACCTATTTGATTGCAAGGACTTTCTAGTAATTAGATTAACCGCAGGTGATGTGGTTATAGAAGAATGAACTGGAAAGAAACATATACTAAAATCTTTCTAACACAACTGGGCAAAGCCGCAACTGAGTTGTCTGTAAAAGAGTATCTGCCATTATGGTGGAAGAATACGAGAAATAAAGGCAACGGCGGTTTACGGTTAACTGACGAAGGATATTTGGTTTTGCAGGAAATAGAACTTGCAACATATGATGTACCGTATCCTAAAGATATGCCATTAACTACACAAGTTATTATATTTTTAGATCAATTTATTGACTGTCCATACTACTTAACTAACCGTAGTATCACTGTAACGAACGAAAAGAAAGCAGTCGAACTTACTCTTTTCAGTGGCGATTTGCGCAAATACGGCTTATCAAAAGCCATGTCTCGTTCAAAAAATCTGTAATTTACCTCATTTAATGGTTGACATCTGCTGTAATGATGTTATTATATATACATAAGTTAGAAATTAGCACTGATAACACTACAAAGAGGAATACATTATGGAAGCTACAGTATCACGAACAGTTGGGCCAAACGGCGCAAAAGCATCAATTAACCACGCTCTTAAAAGAAAGCGTCCAATATTTTTATGGGGACCTCCAGGCATTGGTAAATCAGACATCGTAAGTCAGATTACTAACAGCCTTCCTAACTCGCATTTGATCGATATTCGACTATCACTTTGGGAACCGACAGATATTAAAGGTATTCCGTATTTTGATAGTAATTCAGGTACAATGGTTTGGGGTGCGCCTAGCGAACTTCCAAGCGAAGAGTTTGCGGCACAATACGATAACATTGTATTGTTCTTAGATGAAATGAACTCTGCGGCACCAAGTGTGCAAGCGGCAGCATATCAGCTTATTCTTAACCGCAAAGTAGGACAATACAAATTACCAGATAATGTAATGATTGTTGCGGCTGGTAACCGTGAAGCAGACAAAGGTGTTACTTACAGAATGCCTGCTCCGTTAGCTAACCGTTTTATTCACTTAGAACTTGCTGTTAACTTTGACGATTGGTTCCAGTGGGCTACTGCTAACAATCAACATGCAGACGTTGTAGGTTACCTACAGTTTGCAAAGAAAGACTTATACGATTTCGATCCTAAGTCACCTTCACGTTCTTTTGCAACACCGCGTACTTGGTCGTTTGTATCAGAACTACTTGAAGATGAGTTAGATGAGAATACACTTACAGATCTTGTAAGTGGTTCAGTTGGTGAAGGTTTGGCTGTCAAATTTATGGCACACCGAAAGGTAGCGTCACGCATGCCTAACCCAACTGACATTCTTGCAGGCAAAGTTAAAGAGATGGATACTAAAGAAATCAGTGCTATGTATTCCTTAACAGTGTCACTCTGCTACGAGTTGCAAGAAGCAGAAGCGAAAGGTGATAAGAAGTTTGACGAAAAAGTTAATAACTTCCTACGCTTTAGCATGGATAACTTTGAAACTGAATTGGTTGTAATGGGTATCAAACTTGCTCTTACACAATACGGTCTTCCAATTGATCCAGATGCAATTGAGTGTTTTGATGAATTCCATGATAGATATGGCAAATACATTAAAGCCGCTCAAAACTAAAAGTATTGTAAAGGCGGGTTCTTTGAGCTCGCCTTTACTCTTTTTGGTTGACAAACTCTGTAAATAGTGTATAATATACATATAAATGAAACAAAGGATATAGCACATGTCTAAGCAAGAAATTGGTAAAAAGAACTGGCAACCAGATCCTAATATTACCCCAGAAGCATTAGAAGAAATGCGTGTAGAAGTATACGACCGTATTATTGTTGCACGAGTCGGCTTGCTACTACGTCATCCTTTCTTTGGTAACATGGCTACACGTTTACAGATTAAGGCAGCAGACGACTGGTGTCCAACTGCCGCAGTAGACGGACGTAACCTCTACTATAATACACAATTCTTTAACGCAATGAATAACAAAGAAATCGAATTTGTTATTGCACACGAAATCTTGCATTGCGTATTTGATCACTTAGAACGCCGTTACTGGCAAGGTCGAGACTTAGATGCAATGCTATCTAACATTGCACAAGACTATATTGTAAACAATGTACTAGTACGTGATCGTATTGGCGAAAAGCCTAGCATTGTAGAATGCTACCAAGACTTTAAATATGAAAATTGGACTTCAGAAGAAGTATACGATGATCTAAAAGACAAGTATGACGAAGATCAATTAAATGCACTAGGCGAACTATTAGACGAACACCTTGATTGGGGTGAAGGCGAAGGTGAAGGTAGTAGTGAAGGCGAAGACACAAAAGATGCAAACGGCAACTCTGTTAGCTCTAAGAAGCCTAAGTATACCAAAGATGATTTAAAGAAAATTAAAGACGAAATTAAAGAAAACATGATTTCAGCGGCGCAAAGTGCAGGTGCTGGTAACACTCCTGCAGGCGTTATGCGTATGATTAAAGAGCTTACTGAGCCTAAAATGAACTGGCGTGAGCTGTTGCGTATGCAGATACAAAGTACTATTAAACATGACTTTAGTTTTGCTCGTCCTAACAGAAAAAGCTGGCACACAGGTGCTATTCTTCCAGGACAAAACTTACAAGATACAATTGATATTTGTGTTGCAATTGACATGAGTGGTTCGATTGGTAATGCACAAGCTGAAGACTTCTTAGGAGAAGTCAAAGGTATTATGGAAGAATATCAAGACTATACAATTAAGTTATGGTGCTTCGATACTAAGGTATATAACGAAGACGACTTTAGTGCAGATGACGGACGTGATTTGTTGGAATACGAAGTCATGGGCGGCGGAGGCACAGACTTCATGGTCAATTGGGAGTATATGAAAGAACACGATATACAGCCTAAGAAATTTATTATGTTTACAGACGGTTACGCTTGGGATAGCTGGGGCGATCCGGACTACTGTGACACAATCTTTATTGTTCATTCACATCATGATAAGAATGTACAGGCGCCATTTGGTCAAACTGCACATTACGAATTAACTGCATGAACAAAAAACGAACACCTAATCCTTTAGATTATTTAGACATGAGACAATTAGAACTATGTCCTCCTCATTTTGAGGTTACTAGTACTGAAATAGTTTATAATCTAGAAAGTAGTTTAACTAAATGGATTAAGGAGAACTTAAAAGGAAGATTTCATATTAGTAAAGATGTCGATATTAAAAGCGGTAATGTTACTAATGTGATTAAGGTGGGCTTTGAACAGCCTAAAGAAGCAAGTTATTTCATGTTGGCTTGTCCACATTTGAAGTACAAATAAATAATATGCGCATATATATATTAACATAGGAGAATAACTATTATGAGCGAACAACAAACTAACGCAACCGAAGCACCAGCAGAAGCACAAGCACCAGATCTTACTATTCAAGATCTAACAGCAATGAAATCAGTAATTGATGTTGCTAGCCAACGTGGCGCTTTTAAACCAAACGAAATGACAACTGTCGGTACAGTGTATACCAAGCTAGAAGCATTTTTAAATGCAGTAGCAGAACAACAGAACGCCGCACAGGAAGCACAAGCAGAAGGTGCTCCACAAGGAGAATAAACAATGGCAGAATTAAAACACGTAGGTAGGTCTATTAAAGATCAACGTAAATGCGCAGTAGCATACAGAGTCGTTCCTAACGAAGCTGATAACTGCTTAGTAGTATTTACTGATACACTTGACTCACCCGATCACCAAACACTTATGAAGTTGATTGAAAGTAATGCAGGACAAAACGCAGGAGAACTTGCTGATGCAATGTTTAGAACTCGTTTGTCAGATGGCAGAAACATGTTAGTACAATTTGATCGTACAGGTAAACTACAAAAGGTACCTACTAGTCAAATTGAATTAACACCTAATACAACATCAAGCATTCCACTAAATGAGCTAAACAAGATTGTTGCAGAGCAACAAGGTGTAACTGTTGCAGACTTGGCAGCAAAAGCTGGCAAAACTGCTGAAGCACCGACTGAAGAACCTGCTCCAGTAGTAGCAGAAGCAGCACCTGCAACTACGCAATCATCTGAAGTATTAACTGACGAAGACTTAGCGGCTCAATATAGATCACAAGCAGACGCTCTGTATAAAGAAGCAAAAGCGTTAAGAGGATTAGCAGAAGAACTAGTGCCAACTGTTAAGAAGAAGGCCAAAGCGAAGACTGCTACAGGTGGCTAAAGGAAATAAACTTTCTAAAGACGTAATTAAGAAATGGCCTGAAGTACTTGGTACAATTGATGTCGAAGTAGTTCCTATTCAATATATTAAAGCAGTTGAAGTGCATTTTGATGACGGTAATACGTGGGTGGTAGATGTAGACCCACGTGCTATCGACGATCAACGAGGTGCAGACGAGCTTGAAGCAACATTAGAAGATCTAATGGAGGAATATCACGATGCTATCCAAGGTGTTAACTTTATAGTTAATATTGATAAAGTTAAGCGGGATGTGCAAAAACGTACTAGACAATTTATGAAGAAGAGAAAATAAATTCCTGTTCGGCATAAATACAGTATAAGAAAGAAACTGTCTAAAGTTTATCAGGAGTTAAATAAAAATGGCACTAAAAGTATTAAGAGGAACAACGGCACAACGTACTGGTTATGTACCAGAAGTTGGTGAGCCGGTATGGGATACAGACACAAGCAAGTTATACGTTGGCGATGGCTTAACATTAGGCGGTATAGCAGTTGATATTGCAAACAATTCATTAGGGTTAAACAACTTAGATGATGTTCAAACGGGAGCATTAACAGATGGCGACAGTCTAGTATATAACGCTGGTGCATTGGTATTTGAAGCTGGTGACGCAACCAGATTAGGCGACAAAAGTATTGATCAGTTATCAGATATAGACCTTACAACACCTGCAACTACTGGACAAGTACTTAAATGGAACGGAACACATTTTGCTCCTGCTGATGATGCTTCTTCAGATGGTTCTGGTATTGTACCAGGCGCACTTTACGAAATTGACATTACTGGTGATGTACAAGGTGATCTTACTGGTAGCGTAATCGATTCAGGCGGTAACACAATAGTTGACTATGATAATAGTAAATTACAAGCAGTTAGTGTTGTTACAAACGTATTTAGATCAGGTATTGCTGATGGAACTATGGTTTTAGAAAACGATGCCAGAACACCATTACAGATTAAAACTGTTACTACTGGCGATGCTGGCGGGTTCCCTTATACAGACTTCCTCTCTGTTAAAGGTTCAACCGAATCCCCGACTGCTGTTGAGGCAGGCGATATAGTAGGTGGTTGGAAGATATCCGCTTATGATGCTGTTTCTGGAGAAGGTCATGTTTCAGCATTACTATATACATCAATTGCAAGCGACGGTGATGTAACCCAAGATTTTCCTAAATCTAGTGCAACACTTCTTGTTGGTGCAGGCTCTGGTACATATAATGCATACATGTTTGGCGAAGAAGGTGAGTTTAAAGCACCTGGCGCTATTACTCCTGGAGTATATGCTGACGCTAGTGCAAGAGATTCAGGTATTACAACCCCGACAGCAGGTATGATGGTATTTGTAACTGATGTTGCTAAGTTCCAAGGATATGACGGATCTGCTTGGGTAAACTTAAACTAATATTACCATTTAGGATATTTGTTTAGTTGGTCTAAAAATACATCGGTATTTAATTTCCAGAATGTTTGTACGTGACCTCGATATTCTTTTTCAAATTCTTTTGTAAGAACTCCAGTCTTTTCTAGACTTGGTCCCCATATAGTATGTACTTGTCTTTGTGTACCTACTTTACTAGGATGTGTTGTAATATACATTGGTTCTTTTGCCCATTCAATACAAGCAGGCATAAAAAACTGTGCTGTAACATGTTGATGCGTAATAATTCCTGTACGTGTTCTTGTAGATACAACCGGCATTAGATCAGTAAATGCACATGTTCTTGTACATATGCGATACCCTTCTTCTATACTATGAGCAGCTACACTGCCAACAGCACGATCATTATAATATAATATCCAAACTTGCCATTCTTCTTCATTACGAAAACAATCTATCATTGCTTTTTGACTAGCGTTATTTACAAATCCTCTTTTTTCAGCTTCTTTATAAAAGTCTGTTAAGTCTAAGTCTTTATTCCAAGGAATTATTTTATACATTTAGCTTTCTCTATAAAGTCGTTGGGATAGTTCTTTCTAAAACTTTCCCAACATAGTTGTTCTAATAAGTCTAAAGGTTGAGGAGTATCCCACTCAATGCCTAATGATTCAATATGTTTACGCATTTCTTCTTGGCGTGTACTGTAAATATGACTAGAGTGATCTGCTATACTAATAGGCCCCTCTTGTTCATTATACGCAAAGAAGTAGTTAATACTTTTTAACTTACCGTCTACTACAAAATAACTGCTAGGGTGCATACTGTATTTGTAAATACCTAGATTCTTATGTGCTTGAATTATGTCTAGCATCTGTTCTTGCCAATCTGGTAATACGTTATCATAGTTTTCTTGATCGCAACCTGCAAGTTCCCAAAAGTCAGGACCTTGTATTCTTAGATATACTTTTCTTTTTTCTATATCTATATCTATAATTTCTGGAATATATTGCGGACAATTCTGTTGCATGAGTAGCAAGTATTCGACTTCTCTATCAAATTTTTCTTGCATTAGGTTAGCATCAACTACTTGATTTTGTCCACCATGATACTTTTCATCATTGTAATACCATTGACAAAATGTTTTTTCGTCTTTGCTAATTAAACTAGTATAGATTAAATTGTTCCTACAAAGTCCAGCACCTGGTACGTTGTTCCAATAATACTCCATAACACTGCTCCTTACTGATATTTATAGGTAAATATGAGTATATAATTAAAAAGTGAGCACTTAATGAGAAAACTTAAAGATACATTATCGGTTTGTGAACAATGTTATCGACATGTGCCAGCTATACGATTCGAAAAAGATAATCAAATATGGTTAAGTAAAACATGCCCAGAGCACGGATATGTTGAACACCTTGTAGAGCCAGATGCAGAGTTTTATTTAAATTATAATTATCCACGGCATCCGTTAACTAGTTATTTTATCGAAACAACTAATAAATGTAATCTAGCATGTCCGCATTGTTATCAAGAACCTGATAGTAGATCTATAGATCCAGCAATACTATCAATACTAACAACAATTAAATCTTGGCCCGATGACGGATACCCTGTTGCACTAGTAGGAGCAGAGCCAACTACGAGAAAAGACTTGCCTCAAATAATAGAAGCCATACAAGCACTGCCCGGAAAGCCTCGTGGTATTATGATTTTAACCAATGGTGTTAACTTAGGAAGAATTGATTATGCTAGTCAATTTACAAAATTTGATAATGTAGTATGGGGTTTTGGTCTTAATCATCCTGACTATCAAGGACACACTGTACGAGGAAAGCAAGAAGACGGATTAGATAATTGTAAAGCAATGGGGTTAATAATAAAAAATATTAGTTATACTCTCGAAGGGTTTGATCAATTAGAATACTGTCTATCTGAAATACAAGAATTCAGTAGTGTAAAAAAATATTGCGACCTATATAGAATTCGAGTAGGAACTGAAATAGGCAGATGTCCTGATCAAGATAAAATGTTCCTAAGTGAATTAGTTAAACGTGCAAAGGCAATTGCAGAAAAGAACAACTGGAGTTTCATACCTAGGCCTGAACTAGGCATTAGAGCGCATTATCCAGTTGAGATTAATGGAGTAGTAGTAAAACTTATTCAATGGCCCGATGTTAAAACACTAGACATGAGCGAAATGCAAACGGAGGCAATTGCTGATATACTTCCTGGTAAGCCGCCTAGTCCGTTAGTGCATCAAGTTATATTAAGAGATCATGCAATAAACAATGGAAAAATGTTACCCGATACAATACCAAAGGAATGGATAGATAATTATGGCAAATAGAGGAATCAACGGAACACCGTATTTTGATCTAGAAAAATATCTCGATATGGAAACTTTCGAAAAGTTGCAACCAGAAATAATACACGGCTTTGCAACAGCAAGAGAGTTTGCTAAAGAAGGTACATGGATGGCTCCTGGGTTTACTTTTGAAGATATGAGTTACACGTTAAATTGGAAACCTATATATCAAGCATTAGAAGAATTTCAATTACTAGCAGATGACAATCCTATCAAGATTGAAGGTATGAAACTTATGCCGTCAGACTTTGGAGATTACAAACAACGTAACGTTTTTACACGTTACTTAAAAATGGCACTAGGTGCATACGATCCTTACATTTATTATTTCCTTTGGGAAGAAGGGTCTTGGGACGACAGAACAGCAGAACGTAAACTAACAGAAGAAGCACAATATTTTCCTGAAACAGTAAAATGGACAGAACAATTAATCAAAGACAATATATTTGAACACATTGGTCGTGTTATATTCTTTCATTGCGAAGCAGACGGTGTTCCGTTTGAACACAGAGACCTTGATGCTAAAAACGGAATGAACGAATCATTTCCACACAATAACGAATTTATACATATTCGTCCTAATACTAAGAAAGCATTTTATTTGTGGGACCCCGAAACTAAAAATAAAACATATCTTAATACTAGAGCAGCTTGGTGGAATGATCAAGACTGGCATGGCGGAGAGCGCATTATGGAACAAAGTTATGCATTACGTATTGACGGTAAGTTTACAGAAGAATTCCGTAAAACTTTGGGCATAGATCACTTAGAAAGTTATTAATGAAATATTTAGGTAATTACGCAGACTGGATTCAGCCAGAATGGATCGACTACATAAAAGCCAATGACGGTACATGTCGTCCTAGCGGTGGCCGAAATCCTGACAGTGAAGAATTTAGAAAAGCAGCAGAACACGGATACGATATAACTCAAACATATTGGTATATCTACGAGTGGGATACATTTCCTTTTGAAGTTAAATCACCTATACCAATAGAAGGTGAATTTATATGGTGGTTTATAAAGATGAATCCAGGCAATAAAATGCCTATGCACAAAGACCCACATTCTCTTATAGAAAAAAATAGCAAACGCTATTGGATGGCTTTACAAGATTACGAACCAGGGCATGTGTTTATCTACGAAGATCAACTTGCAACTGGTTATAAAAAAGGAGACTTGTTTATGTACGATGATAGTAAAGCACTACATGGTGCATGTAATATAGGATGGAGCACAAGAATAATTGCGTGTTTTAGCTCTTACGATTTATAAAGAAGTTTTGTTTTTAATATAAATTTCTATAGCTTCTGAGTCATAACTAGCATCACGCAACTCTTGATCAGTTACTTCCAAAATCTTTTCGTGGCCTACACGAGTAATCTCACTTAATATTGCAAAGTTTGATAGTTTCTTTGACAACTTATGAAATCCGGTCTGGAACTGTGTACAAAAGTCAGTAGCTTGATTTATATCGGCCCAATCTGCTGTCCATATAAGACTGTTGTTATCAAACTTGTGTTGCACATTAGTCTTATTTTTGTTAAATTTACTATCTATTTCTTTAATTTCATCTTCGTCTGTTATAGATCGATAGCCATGTTTTTTCCATTCTCTACTAAACACACTAGTAGTTAATGTGTTAGTGTCTGTACTTATTTCAAGTGGCCACCAGTACCAACACTGATCACTCCAATTGTCTCGAAGCCAATCTTCTGATGTTTGCCAACTGTCTGGTGTTTCGTGTGGCAAGCCTGCTATCATGCCCAACGTACCTCTGTATAAGCCTAACGTATCCATCATATGTTTACGCATGTCCATCAATCCTTGTTTGATACGATCAGGAGACATTCCTTTGCCTACGGCTTTACCTGCGGCTGGGTGAAATGTTTCTACACCATAAAAGTGCGCCCATACTCTTGCACGGCTTAACATTTCCATTTGTTGAGGTTTACTAATTACTAAATCAATACGTATAAATGCACTAAAGTTAGGCTTGAATGGCAGGCTTTCAACTACTCGTACTAACATTTCTAACTTAGTTTCTCGATCATTAAGAGTATCATCTGCTATAACATAGTTAGTAACTCCCCATTTATTATAGTTTTCCATAAGCTCGTTGCGTAAATTTTCTTCACAAGTACTAGTATCTTCTTTAATACCAAGAAATGCATAATTACAATATTTACATGCAAATTTGCAACCTCTGCTAAGTTCTATAGTGAGCTGCTCATGAGACTGTACGCTATCTGTTGGAGCATATTGTACACTATATTCTTCTAAGCCCATAGCCGGATATGTACTATTGCAGTCTATAAGAAGTCCTCCTCCTAGATCAATAGGGCGTGTTCCGTGAGGTGCATCACCGTTTTCAAACCACCATGTTAATATATTCTCTATAACCATCTCGCTATAGCCGTAAAGCATAGCGTCACAACCTATATCATATTGATAGAATTGTTGTCCACCTGCAAGATACTTGCGGCCCGGATAACGCTGTTTGAGATCAATTATAAATTGCTGTGTCCATTGAGGTTGCATCCAAGTATAACTAAAGCCAAACATTAGAGTATCATCGCTAACTTTCTTGTCAAGATATTCGTATAGTTTATCCTCAGGCCAACTTTTAGTCCAGTCAATAACATCAACAGTCCATCCAAGGCGCTCAAGTAGATTAGCAACACGATAGGCTCCACTAGCCCGTCTTGCTTTTAGTTGATTGTCGTTGAATAATATACAGTGTCGATTCATGCCATTCCTTTTAGTGGATTCAATAAATATATTTATGCACCAAGAAAGAGTGGTATTAATAAATGAATTATATAGGTAATTACGCAAACTGGATCGCTGAACATAATATTATTGATATGTTAAACAGTAAGCAAGGCGAAACAACTCCAGTATGGCAACCAGATCGGTGGACCGGAAACGAGACTTTAGAAAAGTTTAAAGAAATGGCAAGGCCTGGATATTCAAAGAATGTATTTTTCTTTCATCAGCTTAACGCAGGATCACCAGAAATGGAAGGATACGATTTCGTATATCCTGAACTACCAGAAACTAGAAAACATGCGCCGTGGTGGTTTGTAAAGTTATATCCCGGTGAATTTCAAGCAATGCACATTGATCCACACTTAACTGAAGTTAGCAACTTTGTACGTTATACAATGTTTTTACAAGACTGGGAGCCCGGACACATATTTGCGTATGATGATAAAATGTTGTCTAACTATAAGGCAGGTGATTTGTATGAATGGAGCGATCCTGAATGTATACACGGACCTGCTAACATAGGTTACAATACAAGACTTACATTACAAATTACTCTTCACGATTAAATCATCGCGATTAAGCTGTTCGTCTATCCTTATATACGGCGAAGATTTGCCGCAAAGTATTTTACATGGAGAAGAAGAATGTTTGCTCCACTTTTTACGAATAAGTGTTTGCCAAACAGGTTGGTCCATAATGTGCTTAATGCCATGTGTGTTAGCGTTTAGACTTTCTAGTCCACCAAACTCGTTAATTAGATCATAAACTTCGTCTTGTACTTCTTTAGCAAGACTTACAATAGATGTTTCATCTATTAGATTATATTTACTATGTAATTTTGTATCATAATTTGCGTATAAAAACGAAGCTATTAAACAACACGGCATTAGATGACCGTGTGCATCTATAAACAGTTCTTTGGATTCGTGTGTAAAACAACTTATATCCACTTCCCACTTTTTGTAATCTTTTAAATCGTTAAATTCTACAGGGTTTATATCGCTGTTAGAATGCTGTTCTATATAGTAAGCAGTATTACCCTTTTTATCTAATACCGGAAATGGTTTTCCAAATCGTTTACTAGTTTTAAAGTTAAATGCAGTAAATCCTAAGTCAGAGGATTGTTGTCTAGCAGCTTCTAGTTGATGCTCGTTGTGCTTAAATTTAATAAACATCCAAGTTGCATTTCCGCCTGCTTCAATAAATGCACAAGCATTACGTATAATTGTATCGTATGATGTTCCTATTCGATGAAGACTGTGCGTGTCTGCTAATCCATCTAGTGCAAATTCTACAGTATGTTCAGCCGGTAATGCTAATGCTAATTGAGTCCACCAATCAACTGATCTTGCACTACCGTTAGTGTTTATGCTTATACTTGTTATACTATTATCTTTTACATACCGACACATATCTATTAGATCGTTATTAATAATAGGATCACCGAAGTCTCCACAAAAGATTATATGTTTAGTTTGTGCAAGGACTTCTTTATTAAATATTGTTTTAAACTGCTCTAACGTCCAGTCATTTAACTTTAGTAGAGGATTTTCAATTCCGCCGTGAATATTTCTCAAGCACATAGGACAACTAGCTTGGCACCTGTTGGTAATTTCTATTTGTATCTGAGACAATTCGTTAAACGAAAACATTTTAATATTCCTATTTTAAATTGTGTTAATAAAGATTTTGAAAAATCTTTGGAAATGGGCATTCCGGCCAACACTTTGGTAAGTGTACATTCATCGTGAGATTGAAGAAATTTTTGAGATCAATTATGCCATCAGTTTCTGATTGGTCAAATCTGTAGGAGCCTTGGTCTCCAATCATACCTGCAATTAGTTTTCTTTCAATAAAATGATCGTCATACGGCACAACTGCGTAATAGTCAATAATTTTTAAAGTGCCGGATTTGTTTATAAAGAAACAATGCGGATATAGTGCTAGTTTATAATAGCCATTATCTTTAAATTCTTTTACAACGCTATACAGTTGATCTTTCCAATTAGGAAATTCGTCATCTATTGATCTGTTTGGATCAAATACTATCTGCGATAGTGTTTCTGTATTCCATTCTATAAAAACTTTATTATTGGAACGATCAACTTCTAAAAGTTTAGGAGTACAATCTAAATGTTGTAGCTCTTCTAAAAACTTTACTTCTCTTTCAAAAAAGAAATCAATTATCTCTTGTGTCATACCAGGCTGATGGCCTTGATAGTCTTCATTGATGCAATAATGTTTACATAAAATATCGTTAGTTGGATTCATTAAGGCTGTATATAACATGTTAGATGATGATGTTATATTATCAGCTGTTCTTTTGTAATAATATTTCCAATTACTCGTATTCATAACTATACTTATGACTCATTTAAAGACGATAAGTATAATTATGGACCACAATAATTTAAAGAGCTGTACGTTTGTTAATGTTTATAATCACAAAGATCTAACAACGTTATTAAAAGACAAACCAGGCTCAGATGTTACTACTGATCCAAGTCGATGGAATTTAGACAATAGCGAATACGGAAAGATACATGCTATCTGGAAGGAAGGAAACTTTAATGTTGATGCTATGAAGTGGACAAACTATTATCCTAACGAGCATTTCCCACAAGAGTTTGTTGACAATGTTGCAGATCATTTAAATTTAAAAGGTGTACATCGTGCATGGATTAGTAGAGTTGATCCTGGATACTATGCTCCTTGGCACTGGGACGTTGATGACAACGAGCAAGAATATTTAAAACATGGCGGAATCAAACGCTATAGTATGTCATTAGGAGGTAAAGTTCTTGGACATATTTTTATGCTAGGTCAAGATTATTTGTATAACTGTCCGGCTGGAGCGTTATTTCATTGGAATAATTATTACGAATGGCATAGCGGTATTAACGCAGGTATGACTCCAAAGTTTATGTTTCACATAATTGGATATTAAATTTATTACGGTCTATACTGTCTAGTCGAGTTATAGCATTGGTGTCTAGATTAAAAGAAACACCGTCTTGCAAAATATTAAAGTCATTAACTAACTGTTGTTTGTTTAATTTATTTAACAATGGACTAATCAAGTCATCAAATTCAAATCTAGGATTTTCGCATATTGGCTTAATTGTTACAGTTGTACAATTTTCTAAAGTTGGCTTATTTAAAAGTTTTCGTATAACAAGTTGTACTCTGTCATACGATCCAAAATTTGCTGCTACATGGCGTAGGCCAGTATTCATTTCGTACCATTGTCCATCTGCTACTGTAGGGTACATTTTTTCATCGTCTACATTAATTAAAAAAGAATATTGTCCTTTAATACTTAGATGATATCTGTCATCAATATCAGTATGCGACATATAAGTTGTTCCATGCCCAAGTACAATAATTCTTGCTTCGCCGATATCTAGTGGCAATGTGTTTAACAGTGTTTCCCAAACTGTACCTTTAAATTCTTCTTTAATTTCCCAAGAGTCGTAAAAGAAATTGCCAGTTGGCTGATTAATTGTTAGTTTAGAATCTACAGACGGAACAGAACTCTGTGCTTCATTAAGAAGTGTTGAATCAACTGTATAAGGTAATGTTTGAAGCATAGTAAATCCTGCCAATAATATGTATTATAAAATATTTAGTACATAAATATTTGCATGAACTTGTATCTGAACCAGATGTGGAAACGCATAGGCATTAGTCTTAGCGGTGGCGCAGATAGTGCGTTACTTGCCTATTTGATATGTAAAAATGTAAGTGTAACTACAGATATACATATTACTAACCAAATACGTATGTGGAAAACAAGACCATGGCAAGGCCCTGTTGTTGACAGAGTAATTGACTGGTTTGAAAGTAAGTTTGACCATAATTTCATAGTACATAAAAATTTTATACCACCTGAATTAGAAGAGCCTACTGATTATCTTATCAAAGACGAGTATGGTAAAATGAAATCAGGTAATAGGATTATATTACGTTCGCATAATGAATACATTGCACATCAATATAACTTAGACGCATTATACGGTGGTGTAAATATGAATCCTGATATATCTATACCTGGAGAAATGGAAGAACGTAACGAAGGTGTGTTGGTTCCTCATTTTGTACATAATGGTATTGACATCTGTCATCCTTTTGTGTATACTAAAAAGGATTGGATTATACGACAATACTACGAAAACGATATCGTAGACTTATTAAATCTTACTCGTAGTTGTGAAGGAGAGTTTGAAGGTTTGGATTATACAACATATACACCAGGGCAAGATGTACCAGAATGTGGAGAATGTTTTTGGTGTAAAGAACGTCAATGGGGAATAGATAATGTCTAAAAGTTGTACATTCTGTATGCACCCATTTACTGGATTGGCTACTAGAGAAGACGGTGCTATTAAAGTATGTTGCCGTAGCCAGCCAATTGGTTATATACAAAATGAAACATTGGAAGAAGTTTGGAACGGCGATGCTATGCGTGAAGTGCGTAGACAAGTACTTAATGATGAGCGTCCAGATGTATGTAAACCGTGCTTTGATCTTGAAGATCAGGGTGTACAGAGCTTACGACAGCGTCATATAGCAGGGGTAATACCTGAAGCTAGGGTCAACTTATACCCTGATGCACTAGACGCATTAGACGAAGATTACAGCATGCCGTTTGAGCTTCCTACTATGGAAATTAAGCTGAATAACTTGTGTAATTTAAAGTGCCGTATGTGCAATCCTTTAGACAGTACTAGTTGGAAAGACTGGGACCAAGTTACAGATTTTTACAAAAAAGAAGACAACATATTAATTCCAATTGTTGATGCACTTGTAACTAAACCAGGACAATATATTGGGCCGTTTGATAACAGCGATAATTGGTGGTTGTCATTTGAAAAATTGTTGCCATTCTTTAGGCGTGTAGAGTTTGCCGGTGGCGAGCCGCTAATGGATCCATACCATTACAAGATACTAGATAAACTTGCAGAGTATGGTGACAACATAGAACTAAAGTATGCTACAAACGGTACTACGCTTGGTATAAAGGGCGGACGTACTATACACGACTATTGGCCTAAGTTTAAAAGCATTGCTGTAAACGTAAGCATAGACGGTATATACGACACATATGAATACATTAGAGGCAATGGTAAGTTTAGTACAATAGAAGAAAACATTGAAGTGTTTAAGAGCTTTCCTAATGTAAGCCGTGTAGTAGGTGCATTTACTGTACAAGCAAACAATATAATGCAGATAGACAAAGTTATTGATCACTTTATTAACAAAATGGGAATTGTGTTTTATTCGCATAGAGTAAGTTATCCAATGAGTCTAAGTGCGCAAGTATTGCCGCCTGAATTAAAACAAAAGGTAGTTGCACGTTTAGAACAAATGAAAACAGAAGTGTTAGAATACCCAATGGTAAAACAGCATAAACTATTAGAAACTGTGACACTACAACAGATACAAGATAACATTAACTTCTTAGAATCAAAGTGCATGTATGACACACATTGGCAAGACTGTATAGAGTTTAATCGACGTTTAGACAAAACTCGCGGGCAAGACTTCCTTGCATCTAATCCAGAGTTTGAACCGTATGTTTAACCTTATATTAACAAACGGCAAAGAAGATACTAGTATACCGTTTAAAGTTAGAAATACTAGTATTGCTAAAAAATGGTACAAAGAACTTTTAAAAAATTATAAGTTATATGAAATAGATAGATTTACTAACTGGGGTACGCATAATCTTATTGATGAACTTAATGATTGTATTGACGAAATGAACAAGGGCGGAGTTTATATTGATCGATATATCAGTACTAATAGTGCTAGTATGCAACAAGATTTAAACTATCTGCATAAATTTTTTGAAGACTTGCGTGGAGAAGCAACTATAGGAACAGAATGGTTTAATAATTCTCCAAAGAAAATACAAAAATGTGTAGAGCGTTTTAATATTCTTATACATCAATTAGAAGCAGAATTACGAACAACAAATCATCCTACAGTAGTAGTTACTTTTAAAGATAGACCTATAATAAACCTAACACAAGAAGATATGAAACACTTTACATTTCAATGGACTCACGGAACTGTATACATAAATTATTGTCAAGTTGGAAAAACAGTTTTAGATATTTTTAAAGACAACGATAGTGTAGCCAAAGGAATAAGACCTCAAGAATTTTATAGTGCAGATTTCATGGTTAAGTTTGGACCTGCAATACCTTATCCAATGTACTTACTAAGAAAAATTTATATAAATTTATGGTTAAAGTTACAATCATTTAAATTTAAAAATCCTAATTTAGGAATGATTCCTGTAGCAGATCTAGTTGAAGATATTGATACAACAGACTTAAAAAAATATAATGAAGTTAAAGGTGTACAATGCATAAAGTAATAAGCAAATGGCCGCATCAAGATAGTATACGTGTTGAGTGGAATATGGGCAAACGCTGTAATTTAGATTGCGGATATTGCCCTGCTGAGATTCACGATAACTTTAGCCCGCATACACCTTTACAAACATTTAAAGATGCAATAGATAAGTTAGTAGAAATAGGCAAACCTATAAGACTTAGTTTTACAGGAGGCGAACCGTGTGTGCATCCTAATATCAAAGAAATATTAGCATACGCTCGAGATAAAGTTGAATGGATTAATGTAACAACAAATGGAACATTGCCTTATAGGTTTTATGAAAGTTTACCAGTAAATCATTATGTATTCAGCATACACTTCGATAACAAAATGGTTAATCAAGTAATTAATAATGTTTTGATTTGGGCGCAAGCAAACGAAGTTGATAACGTACCGTTTCAACTTAACATAATGGCACACCATGAATACATGGACAAGGTAAGACATGCTACTATTGTATTTGACGGTCACGAGATTCCGTATGTAATTAGACGCATACGCTGGACAGAAGCCGATAATAGAGATTGGTTTGATGACATGCGTTATGATCCAAAAGATTTAGAGTGGATACTTAATCAAACATCAACAGCAAAGCCTAATGTTATCATTGACGATAAAGAAGAAATGCATGCCAATGATGTTATTAAACACAAACTAAATCAATTTGAAGGCTGGGAATGTAATGCCGGTATTGAAAGTTTAATGATCAACTGGGACGGTGACGTTCATCGTGCTACTTGTAGAGTAGGCGGAAGTCTAGGTAACATTTATAAAGGAACTTTTGAACATCCTAGTCAGGCTGTAATATGTACACGTAAATGGTGTACTTGTGCTGCAGATATTCCGTTAACTAAAGTAAATGAGCCAGCTCAGGAAATATTGCCGCTGCGTTTAATCCACGAATAGCATCAAGTTTGTTTACATACTCCTTAAAGCCTGGAAGTAAATGACTGTTATCTGCTGAATCCATATGTGCTAACAAGCCTTCCCATTTAGGCCAACCAGATGGATTATGTATCCAAAAATCATCGTCTTGTGTATAATTTTCCCATAGCCATGTTTTAAGTTCTGCAAAACGTTCACGCACTTCTTGTTTGTCTTGTTCTGGAAGTATTGTAATATTAAGAAACGTTGGTATGTGTACTAGGTGCATATTAACTAATCCGCCTCCCATTTGTACTCCGCCTACTAAGCCAGTATTCATCTTTTTAAAATTACTGTTTAATTTCCACTTTATAAAATCAGGCATATGTTTAATATTGAATATTTGTACTGCTGTTGCCATACTAATATGTATGTTGTCAGGTGTATTATCTAACATATGCAATGTGCGTTCTACATCAGCAAATTTTGTAGGGAAGCGAATATAATCATCGCGTTCAAAACTTGCATCAACACTAACAGCAAATTTAACCTTATGAAACTTTGACCATAGCTCAATTAATTCTTCATCTACAAGCAATCCGTTTGAGTTATAACGTAATAGTATTTTATCTTGATATCCTTGACGAATAATTTCTTTAATAAACATTTTGTGTTCTTTAATCATTAGAGGCTCGCCTCCAGCAAAGTACACTTGTCTTAGGTTAGGAATTTGTGCATTAATTTCCTCCCAGAATGAATCTTTCTCGTGCCACTTGTTATTAAAAGTTTTACGATCCCATTGCATTTGTCTTTTAACTTCAGGATCTTGTAATACAGGAATAAGTTTTTTATGGTCCGCAACCCACTTACTTGAATCATGCGGGCTACACATTACACACTTAATGTTGCACGTATGTCCTAATCTTAGATCCAAGTATTTTAAATTTTCTGGCACAGTGCCGTCTTCTTTTGTTTGTCGAATAAGTTCAGGAATGTCTACGCCATTATCGTCTCGGTGCCAAGTGCCTGTTTCCCAAATACGTTTACTTACAATGCCTTGGCTTTCTTCTTTAAAACAACCTGTACAACTTGCAGGAATTTCACCATTAAGCATAGTTGTACGTACACTTTTCATATAATCGTTATTCCATGCCTCCAAAGGAGTGTGGGTACCAAAGTTTGCAGGTTTGCCGTCTTCCATTTTCACAAGACCTACTTCATGATTATCGCCTGCGCCACTTGCATTAGACGTGCAACATAATCGCATATCACCATTTGGCCTAGTTGCCATATGTATCCAAGGTAACACACAAAATGTTTCTGTGCCACTTACTTGTGCAATTTCAGCTTGATACTTTTTTAGGTCAGACATTGTTTTCCTTAATCATAGTTCAATATATTCAATAAACTGATCTTTTGGTTTACTGAGTTTGTTAACTCCACACGTTCTTGCACATGTAATTAGTTTTTCTGAATTCCAGTACTTGTGCCATACTGTTTGCCAAGCATTAGAATCTATTACATCTTTTATAGAACGATCAAGACCATTTGTATTTCCTAAATCTGCAATAAGACTAGAGTGCTGTGATCTCATCTTTTCTCTAATGTCTTTGGCTAAATCATTAGGGTGTATATAATTATACGGAGCACTTGCTAAAAAACAACAGGGCATAATATCTCTTTGTGCTGTTATATAAATTTCTTTCTGTTTTACAACAAAACAGTCTATTTCACTAGCGTCTACTACATCTTTATAATTGTCAAGTACATCTTGGGTTATAAGAGTTATGTTACTTCCTGTAGGTGGCTCTAGGTAATATTCAAGTTGACCTTTTTTATCTAAAACTTCAAACTTGTTAGTAGCAACAAATCTTGCACTATCTTTGTATGTAAATCTAGCAAAGCCGTGTTCTTTTGCTAATGCTTCACAAGCAAGTTGTTGATGTTCGTTATGTTTAAATTTTATAAACGCCCATTCTGCTATACCGCCTGCATTAATAAACGCTTTTGCATTTTTTAATACAGTGTCAAAGTCAGTACCAATACGATATAGACTGTGCGTATCTGCTAATCCGTCAATTGCAAAAATAACACAATGTTTACTAGGCAATGCTTTTGCAAGTTTCTTCCACCAATCTGTACTTCTTGCTCCGCCGTTTGTGTGTATTCTAATCTCTATAGTAGGTTTAACATCAGTTGCATAGCTGCACATTTCTGCTAAATCGTTATTGATGATAGGATCACCAAAGTTTCCACAAAAGTAAAAACTGTTTATTTGGTGTAGTACTTCGCTAGTTAAGATGTGCTTAAAATCATCAATTGTCCAATCTTGATTTTTAATCAATGGATTTTCCAACCCGCCGTGATAGTTTCTGCTACACATAGGACAACTTGCTTGACAGCGATTTGTAATCTCTAGGTGTATATTTTTTAGTTGATTAAATTTAAACATTTTTATATTTCATATCTCTTATTTTGAGTCAGAGTAATTGTTAAATATACTTATGCCGTATCTAGCACCAAAATACTTAGATCCGATTGTCTGTCAATACAAGAACGACTTAGTTTCGATATCAGATAGTTCTACATTTAAGATTTTAAATAAAAATAGAAACATCATATTAGATCCAATTAGCAAAATAAATGTATACAAAGTTGTTAAACATGATATATGGTTAGTTACACAGGATTCTGTTGTACAAGTTAGAAACTACAAACCTAAATATTATAATATAGATACAGACAATAGTCAATATTACAGCCTAGCAACTAATGGCGAAATAGCATTTAGCTTTGGTAGTAAGTTTGCAATGCGACTGGATAAGAATATTGATTTTATTGAAATGCCTGTACAAGGTTCTAAGTTACATATAGGAACCGTTTATTGCAACGGTAGTTATTGGAGTATGCCTAGCAGTGACAAATCTAACTATAATTTAATTGTAGAGTTTGATGGTGAAAAAATTAACAGTTATCCAGTAACTGGAATTGATAACTCTATAGCAAGAAAATATAGTGATATTATAGTTATGGGTAATATATTGTATGCATTACCCTTTGGCGAAACAGCAGGCTTAAACGAAGTTATTGAATTTAATACCGAAACTAAAGAAATAAAAGTATACAAAACACAATGTAAGGACTTTGCTAAGAAATATAGTGGCGGTGTACTAATAGGAGATAAGATTATTGCTGTGCCGCATGGTGACGACAGTAATGATTGTAATTGGGGATTAATATTTGATACTAAAACAAAACAATCTATCAATTTTAGTGTTAATTTTAAAGGATATCAATTTAGGTCAGGAATAAAATTTAACACTCACGCTGTGTTCTTTCCTTTAGAAACTTCAGATTGTCCAATATTAAAAGTTAATACTAGTGGCACTGTTGTAAAAGAAATACATTTAAAGGATTATTTACTAGGAAGACCTATTATGCATAATCATTCACTAAAAGTAATAGGGTATCATACAGAAACTGAAACATATCATTTATTAGAATTTAATGAAGAACTAGATTACAAAATACATACTGTAATTACGAATTAAACTTGTGACCTATAATCATATATCTAGTATATTTAGGTGTTTCAAACTCTCCTACATAGGCTACATACACATTTGACTGTCTAACAAATTCTTCCATATTACTTGCACATCGTATGTGTTCATCAAGATCAAAATAGTTGTTACTTTGTAATACTACTTTAGTGCCTGGTTGAATATTGCTCAACCATTTGTCATATTGTTCTTGTGTTAGATGCTCACAACTAGTGTTTATAGCAACATCTGCATCTGTAGTGTATTCGCACATATCTGCTGTTGTAGCAAAAAATCTACCCTGCATATGATATCGCATATTAATAGTTTCTGCAATAGTTTTACATGTAGGATCAAGGTCTACACTTTCGATATCTGATATACAAAGGTCACTATTGAACAATAGGTTTGAAAGTACACCGTTCCATCCGCCATACACAGCAATACTACCTTGTAATTTGTATTCTTGCATTTTTTCTATAAGCCATAATTTACTATGTACCTGGCCTTTCCAAAAACTTTCAAGTGTTCGGTATCGGTCGTCACTGTTGCGAATTGCGTCCATCCAAAATAATACGTCTTCTACATCAACTTTCAAGGGTTTCTCCACTTTGGTAGTTTACTATCAGCACTACTCATACAACTAGGTGTTATACACGGAGTAGGCTTTTTAAATATTTCAAACCCATCTGTAATTGTTCCTAGTATATCGTCATGACAACTATGACTTCTTCTAACTTCTGTATCCCTGATGATTATTCCTTGGTAACCTGCATTACAGGACCAACCTTTAAACTTATTAAAACCAAATGCATTAAATCTCTCTGCTTGGTCTAATTCGTATTCGTTTCCTTTGCTGTCGTAGAGGGCAACTTGTGCAAGTTGTTCTCCGTAGACTTGCTGTGGGAATCCTTTTTGCATTGTTCGGATTGCTTCTTCGGTGTATCCTGGAACGACAAAACTAGCGGATGGATCTGATTGTGGCTTGAGAGTAACATTAATGCCTCTGGCGGCAAATCGTTCAAGACGTTCGTAAAGTTCGTCAAACATCTCCGGAACCATAACTTGGTTAATTGTAACAAATACTCCTCCTTCCATAAGTTGTAAACATTTATCGCCGAACTTTTGTTCATCTGCAAACTCAGAATGAAAACTTGCTGTTACACTTCGACGTTGTAAACTTTTTGTATTGTGTAAGTACTTATCCCACCATTTGGTTCCCGGTGACAAGTTTGTAGTCATATGTATACTTTGATATTCAGCTTCTTTGTCATTACAGTAATGCTCAACCAATGGCATGAACTGTTTATTTGCTGTTGGCTCTCCGCCACTGAAGCTAAAATGGAAGTTTGTGAAGTTATTAGCACGAGCTTGTGCTTTGATACTATCCATGGTGTTTAAGTATAATTCTGTCGACTTCGTGTCAGGGACACTAGATCTTGCGTGTGGCCAGCAATAACTGCACGAATAATTACAATATCTAGTGGTGATCCAAGAGACCGTGAAAAGATGGCTCTCTAGGAGAGTTTTCTGTCCAAACTTCGTTATATCAGTCCAGGGTATTTTGTTGAAATCGTTCATATAACCACTCGAAATTGTTTATTAATTTTAAATTATCGTTGTTATCGATATTATCATAACCGTACCTGCGGCCATCGCAAGCACCGCTAATGCAAGCTCTTCCAAAGCGAGCATCGTCTCCTCGTGTACACCAGACATCAAGTCTCTTTTCAGTTTCTTCATCTACTTGTCCTTTAATAGTTTTTGATGATAGTTTTACACATTCTCTAAAAGCACTTTTCCAAGTGCTAAATTCGTCTGTGTTAAATGCTGTAATATTTGATATACTAGGCATTGGTTTAAATTTATTGCTAATACTAGTAGTCATATCTGCACTATTTGTATCAACGTTAATTGTTAGCTCTCTAGGTAGCAATTTTACACCGCCATATCCGTAAACTAAATCATTAATAGGGTTTTGACTTTGCCACACATGCACTGTATCAGTTTCGTATGTATTAGCTTCATGATCAAAATTAAAGTTATCTAGTATATGTGCATCACCATCTACAATCCAAACTAAATCAGTATCACATATTTTTGCTGCTTCAATATGTGCTTGGTGAATTCCTTTTACTCCGTGTATACGCTTTGCTGCTGGAAATCTTTTTACTAACCTATTATAATTATCTTCTGCATCTGGTTCATTATAACTAATAAAGACTATATCGTAAGGCTTCAATTTAGATAATACTGTGTCGTGTTCTTTACGTGTAATAATATACTTATGGTTAAATTCACGTTTGCCTATACTGTGTTTTGTTGATGCTAGAAAAACTCCATTATGGTATGTTTCTTCATTTCTAAATATGTGTTTGTATACATGATGCATTTCTCTATCTGCATCATATCTACCATCTGTAGGATTATAATAAAAATCCCATATACTGTCATCTAATATTTCTACATTATCCCATACACACCAAAATAAAGGACTTGTTTCTTTTTCTATTATATTTAGATAGTCATCATATGTTTTAACAATGTATCTAGGGTATCTATAACGACTTACTATCTGTTTATTTTCTTTGCGATTAATAATGTATCTATGTTCTATTTCTTTTTTTGATATAGGTTTGTTTCTCGAAGCAAGAACAACTCCGCCATGATAGCTTTCTTCGTCATTGCATAAATTTTTGTACACATGATTTTCGTTTCTATCATAACTGTTGTGATGACTAAAATACGTTGAGTAAATTTTTGGGTCAATTACTTCAACATTTTTCCATATGCACCAAAACATTTCTGATGTAGACTTGTCTATTGCTTCTACATAATCTTCGTATGTATCTACGAAGTATGTAGGATACGGCCTAGGAGTACTTGCTAAAATATCAATTTCTTTTTTGTTTACAAAGAATCTATGTTTAATTTCTCTGTCACTAATATGTAAATCTTTGTGTAGTAAACAAATTCCGTCATAGCTATCATTGTTTTTAAATAAATGTATGTAATCTGTACTCCATTCATCAGGAGTAAAATTAAAATCAAACTCATCATTTACATTAACATCATTCCAAACAATCCAGAGAAATTTTGTTAGTGAAGTACGTTGTGCAGTTTTAAAATTATCTGCAATCTTAGCATAGGGATATTTTGTCCTTAGCTCTGGCCAACCTTCGTCAGTTTCTGATCCTATAAAAAAGATATCATACATGTTATTACTATACAGCCTTATTGTAGATTTGTCAAGTAAAGTGACATAGAATAAAGATCAAAATCTAGTCCTGTGCGATTAGATTTATCAGCAGACTCTATCATTTGCCTTTTTATTAAGCCGGGCACTGTTTTTCCCTTTACATATTCTAATGCAATCTTTCTATTATATTCAAGTGGTTCTTTAATTTTTTGGTATAGCTCGTTAACATCGCTGTTAAGAACATATTCAATATTTTTAACAATTCCGTCTACTCGATCATCTATAAGTTCTTCATCGTCAAACCCATAATCAAAAATTTCATCGTACAAAACAAATCCCATGTCTTTTAGGTTTTTATGAAAATGTTTGCAGCCTAGAGTTAAAAAAGGTAATCCAAATAATAATCGCATTGTAGTTTTTTCTGTTAGGAAAAATTCTTCGATCCAAGATTCAGTAGCAACATGTAAGAAACTTTCAAAATATTGTTTATTAAAAATATAAGGATGATCTTGATTAAAATTATCTCCTAGTGTTAATAGTTTACCATCATAATGTTTAAATTCTATACCATGCCCGCCTGCACCTAAAAAAGATACAAGACCTTTGTTTAGTATATTTTGCTTTGCTAGTTGATCAATCAATGCAACACGATGAGGTTTTGCTCTATGATTAAAACAAGAATATGGTATAGTAAACTTATAGTCGTATCCTTCTAAATATTTCTTAGTATTATTATAAAAATTAGGATGATGATGCATATTGTGATACGCAAACAGAATAAAGAAATCAAACCATTCGTAAAAATTACATAATTCTATATCTATGCCAAGTTCTTTTACAAGTTTTTTTTGATGATCAATCGACGATGCTAATACTATATTACAGGTAATATTACGTTTGTTAATCAGTCGAACAGCAGTGGGTTTTATCTGAGTAAGTTCGCCTTCGTAGAAGTAAAAGAAATTAATTACATCTACATTAGTTTTTTCAATTGTGTTTTGTATTTCTGCTGCCGAATTATACCAAGGCGTAAAAGATGCTATATTAGGTAGATGCATTCCGCACTTGCTCCAATATCCAATCATATGTTTTCTTAATACCATACTCAAGGTCTTCGTTAGGTGCCCACCTTAGCTCTCTTTTTATTAACTTGTTATTACTTTTCCTGCCCATTACCCCTAACGGTCCGTCGACATTTGTAATTTTAATATTTTTTTGAGCAATGCTACCTATCATGTATGCAAGATCGTTGATAGATATCATTCTTTCACTACCAAGGTTTATTGGCTGATCATAAGACCCGTTCATAATACGATCAATTCCTTTTATACATTCATCAATATACAAAAATGTTCGTGTTTGCATTCCTGATCCCCAAACTTCAATACTATCGTTTTGTGTTTCAGCAACTTTTCTGCATAATGCAGCAGGTGATTTTTCTTTACCATTATTCCACGAACCTTCAGGACCATATATATTGTGTAGTCGGGCGATCCTTACATGCAAATTATGATTACGTGCATATGCTAGATATAATCTTTCACTAAACAACTTTTCCCAACCATAATCTGAATCAGGATCTGCTGGATATGCCAACGATTCCTCTAACGATGGATTTGCAATACCTGTTTGTAACTGTTGAGGGTACATACAAGCACTAGAAGAATAAAATATTCTAGAAACTTTATTCTTTACCATTTCATTAACAATATTTAAATTAATTGTTGCTGAGTTATGCATAATGTCTGCATCATTTTCACCTGTAAAAATATATCCTGCTCCGCCCATGTCAGCAGCTAATTGATATATTTCGTATAAGTCACTAGTTACTAGTTTGCTAACTTCGTATTGATCACGTAAGTCTGCTATATAAAACTCGTCAGCAGCAGTTTCTGCATATTCAGGATGCTTTAAGTCAGCACCAATAACATAATAACCTTTTTCTTTAAGGTCTTTTACTAAATGTGCGCCAATGAATCCGCCGGCTCCGCATACAAGTATTTTTTTCATTTTAGTTTCCATATTTTTCCTTAAAATATTTAACTTCAGGATGAGACATTGTTGCTAAATGTTTACAGTTATATTCAACAATGTCTTTTACTTCATGTGTAAATTGTACTTTCTTCTCGTCAGACCAATTTGCAATTTCTTCTACTATCCTATTTATTTCTTCCATACGATCATCATTGTTAACAATTTTATCGTACCCTTCGTTCCACCATTTATCAAATGTCTTAAACCCTACATCTTTAAGATGCTGTAAACTGTAAGGTGCTGACATCATTATAAATGGTTGTTTAAATGCTATTGGCTTATATGTTTTTTCATTAAGATGTATTTCTGGAGTAAAGAAATTTGTCTCACTAATAATGTTAATCATCGAGTCTTTGTAATATTGTTCAACGTCATTAGCACTTGACTCCATTGGATACCTATCAAAATTAGTTGTGTCTAAAATAAGCGGAAGTACCTTTTCTGAGTCTACAACTTCATCGGCTGTGATTTCAAATTTTGGATGTTTGCGAGCAACTTGTTCTATATTACTTTTGAAACTTGCACCTGATTCAGGTTGTTTGTTAGACATGCTCATATAAAAATTATCTAGTAAGCCTTTACGCCACATGCTTAAAAAGAATACCAGTCGGTGATCGCTCCATCTTCGCTGAAAGCAAAGAAAATCTTTTTTTCTAGGTCCCGGAATATAAGGATTATTTGCTCTATCTCTTAAAGGTTCTTCAACACCTGTTTGATGTATTCTGCAAGTTGGAATATACTCTACATTTAATAAAGGGGACTTTCCTCTTGCTTCGCAGTAAGCATTATACATTTCATTAGCATTAGAACAATTAGTAACATAAATTACTCTGTCTAATGGTATGTTATAATGAGTAAAAAAGTTTATCAGTTCATCAAATAATTGATTATGAACCCAGCCTTCAAATAAAATTGTAATTAAAAAATAACCGTTGTTTGCAAGAAGGTAATCTATTTGTCCGGGTTCTCTTAACTGATCAGAAAAAGGTCCGTCATTGATGCTAAAAATTTTTCGCCAATTTCTATAATGATAGGTTGAAAAGTTTAATTCATATAAAACATTACCTTTAGGTATTTTATGGCAACTTACAAGATTTGCATCATTGCCAAATATTTCATAAAAATGAGGGTCTTGTAATAAATCTCCAGGAGCACTTTTTCCAAATTGTGCTCGCAACAGATCTATCATTGTAGGTACTCTATTATTGGTTATAGGTCCTTTTGGGCCTATCCATTGAAATGCAAAATTTAACGACTTAGACATCGAAAACATTCCTCATAAAAATCTTCTAGTTCTGGAAATACTTCTATAATATTTGTGCCTCTGCGTTTATCATATTCTGTAAACCAAGTATAAAAATTCTTCCTTCCTTTTAGTAGTTTATCGTCATCGTATGTAGTGTTTTGCATATAGTCTACAACACGTCTAAGACGCTCATACTCCAACGAACTAAACTTAGTACGGTCTGAGTCATCCATATTGTTTTTAATAAACTCTAAATGTTTGTGCATATAAGGCATAAATTGTTCTTTAGGAAGTATGTTCATATCAAACTGTAATGGTTCCTTTAAGTACGGAGTATCAAAGCGTACTCGTTGCCACTGTGTTTCATTCTCATCTGTATTATACTTTGTGCGCCATTCTAGTATTTTTTCTAATAATAGATCAAAGCTAGTTACAGCAAACAAGTTAAATGTAATCATAAACGTAACTGGCCAACCGGTATTAGTTAGATAGTAATCTAAATTCTTTTCCCAAAGTTCTACATCTAGTCCAGTACGTGTATACTCTGCTTTTGGTCCCCACGTGTCAATACTTGTATATAATTTAAAGCTACGTATACAACCCGTTTCTTTAAGATGTTTGACCTGTTTTACTAGTTTAACTACTAAACTATTTTTAACACCCATATTACTGTTTATTTCAAGATTAAGATGCGGCTTTGGGTTTGCTTCTAGTTCCTGAAATAGTCTCCAAGTGCTACGGTGCATTAAAGGTTCGCCACCTGTTACACGCAAGATGTTTAATGTCTTGCTAACTTCAGGCCACCATTCCCACCATGCTTTAACATAAGGGTTATCATCTTCTTCATATAGTTCAAACCAGTCAATGTCATTACGGTGCTCAGTTGAGTCTTTGTATGGACCATGTTGTTTTATTTCGTTGTAGTAACGACTACTAAATTTAGGATGACAATAGCCGCACTTAAAGTTACATTCATTTGAGAAATTTACTTCGATATATTCAGGATTAACATCAAAGTTCCAAGGATTAGTTTGTATTTCTTTCATACGTTCTTCAGTATGAATACTAGATGTCTTAATGTGCCTGTCGCTTACATAATCTTTGCCCATGCACTCAATATTCCAACAGTACTGACACCCACTTGGTTTTTCTCCTTGTAACATCTGCTTACGTTCATTTTTCTTTTGAGGAGTATTGTGCAATTGACTTGGGTTAGTGTCTAGTCCTTCTAAAGGAATCTTATGCGGTGCTGGATGATAACAACTGTGTGTTTCACCTGTTTGCAAGTATATTGTTGTATGGTGCCATTTAGCTAAACAGAAAGTAGGCGAAGTTTGTGCTTCTACCTTAGGCATAATTTCTTTTATACGTATTAGTTCGTTGTTCATTTTGCTCTTCTAATTATTCTAGGAGTATTGTTATATACGCTTTTAAAAAACTTAGATCCAGCTGCATCAAGTTCTGCAATATCAATATCAAGCTCTGACCTTATTTTGTCACCTAGCTCTTGAATTTCTTCAGATAAATTTTCTTCTGTTATCGTTAACTGCTTCCAAAACGTATTAAGATATTCAAAGTCACGCACTTGTGCATAGTCCCAGTCGGTACACATAGTCATGTATAATCCTTGTCTGGCGCCTAATACACTCCAGTCACCGTTTTCTACATCTGATCCTACTGAGCACCAAATTTTTAATCGATCAAAATTTTGCCACCATACCTTTTTTATATCCGTTGCACGAGCGCCTTGATCTAATGACATCTTAACACCTTCTCTAAAACCGGCTCTCCATGCCTGCCAAGGTGTCTCATTAGTGTAACTAATACTAAAGTTTTCGTTAAACTGATAATATTTGTCGTCGAAGCAGAACTCAACTTTGCCTCGCTCGTCTCCGTCTTCACTATGCTCGTGTGTTTTCATGTTATGTACAAATTTACGTGTCCACATCTTAAGACCGCCGTTACCGTACATAAGTCCGTTAACATGTACCTTGCCGCACCAACTAAACACATGATCAGGAGTTAGCCCTAACGTTTCGTAATCAACTTCTTGTTGAAAAAACGCAGGATCAACAATATTATCAGCATCAACTGTAATAAAATATTCAGTTTCTGATATATCTGCACAGGCCTTGTGTGCTGCATCACTTCCTTCAACACCGTGTACACGTTTAGCCCAAGGTAGTTTGCTACATAAGTCTGCATAATTCTTTTCTGCATTAGGTTCGTCATAACTCAGGAATACAACATCCTGGTCAATAACTTTAATTTTAGCCATTAATTACCCCGTATGTATACTTTTCAAACTTCTTATTAGTATATACACTAAATTTAGATAATTCTTCTTCTTCCTGGCTTATGTACTTAAAGTCTACTGATGCCTGATCAATTAAATCATCTAGCATACACACGCACAACCTATATAAAATATTAGGATTGTTATGCTGTGTTATACTAAAAGTTAATTTTTGGTTGGGTCTACTTTTTACTGTTGTTAATTGTTGTTTTGTTTCGTCTGATAGTTTAATTGTCCAACATTTTTTAATATCATTTTTCCAAACACCTATTTGATAAATTTCTCTTGGGGTTATTTGAAATATTAAATCATTTACTAATAATTCAACTTTTTCTTCTTTTGATACTATGTTATATGCCGAAGTATTTACGTTGTAGACAACTTTACATAAAGACATTGATTTGCCATGTTCTATAAATTGTATCACATCTTCGTAATCAGTTTCAAAAAAATTAGGAAAAGATTGCTCAACATTACTTATAGACTGTATTGCTCCGGTGCCTTCTTCAAAATAAACTTTATACTTTAACATCTGATATACCTAATTTATTATTATATGCTTCTACAATACTATCTGTAAGAAAGTCTTTTTCTGTATAGTGAAATATACCGTGTTGTTTAAAGTTTCCAATATATAAGTCTAAATCATCAGTCAAATATGCTCCAACCTTTGTTTGCCATTTTTCTACTATTCCGGACCAACCTTGTATATTTGGTTTCATGTGTACAAATGCTGGTGCATCTAGTTTCTTGTTTGTAATAGATGATTCACAGTCTAATATACTAACAGTCATTGCTGATGTTATGTCCATACTTGCAGTCTTTTGTATTAACTGGTTAGTGCCGAATTTATAAAACTCTTTCCAATTATTAGTAATAACATCCATCCAAGTATAAAACTCAAGAGCAAACTCGCTTTTCTTAAAATAATGCAATCCAAAATAAGTATTTGGTAAATTGTATTTTGTAAAACGCTTCCTATAGTAGTCATTAGATATACTATTTCCTCTATAGTCTAACACGTTTGACGTTAGCCATATGTCATAATCGTTAAACACATCAAAATATGATGTTAAGTCATCTAGTACTAACATGTCTGTGTCTAATACAACTGCATGTTCATATGGAGATATAAAATAAATTTTCCACCTATTGTGTATTTTCCATTCATATTTTTCTGCTAGATCGCCCCATGGGATTGGAATAATATGATCAAATAAATGTGTATATTCTGCAGGAACTTTGTCGTCGGTAATAATTGCTATACTAACATTAGTATTTGTTGCATGTATGCTCATAGCACAAACACATGCTTGTTTTACATAGTCATCAAACTTTGTATTTTGGGCAACTAATATAAAGTTTTTATCCATCAATAACCTCTGCTAAACTAAACTTGTTCATTACATGTACGCTATTGCCGCTTATTTTTGCTGGAATATATTCATGTAAAACTTTTTCTTTTTCTAACAAAAACGTAAACTGGTCATCATCAATACTACAAACAATATCTCTGTCAGTAGTATAAAACATAGTACCTGGCATTTTATTTGCAAAACTACCATCTTCAAAACCATTCATAATATGTATTGCTATACTAAATGCATGATCATTTCTATATACAGGAGTTTGTATTTGGTACACTTGTCTATAGTGCTGATAGTTTTCTTGTATATGTTGTAGTAATTCAAAAAATTGTTTATTCTTTTGTGTCTTTGTAAAGAATACACAAGTTGCCCAGTAAAAATCTATGCCGGTTTCGCTTATTTTATCAAATTCCGAATAATCTCGATGTCCTGCTAGATCAAATGCATCTTTATAGATCATAAAATCGTATACAGAATCAAAACAGTTAGATAACACACTGTCTGCAATAATGTAATCAGTGTCAATTAGTAATGTTTTGTCATACGGTGAAAGATCATATGCATACACTCTTTTATCATTCTTAAAACTTAGAGAATGATTACTAGTTGTGCCATTGTTATAGGTCTTTAAAGTATATTTTTCAGGATCAACTCTTATAACTTTATCAAAACACGTTTCGTCAAGTTGTGTAACATTATCAGTTACAATACTTGTTGGAAGATTTAGATATTTTTTAATTCGAGCAGAAACATATACTGCTTGTGCAATATAATCAACTTTTTCATTATTATATGCAAATAGAAGTACACCTGACGTCATTATAAAATTATACCGTTAGTGTTTCTTTGCGTTTTTAGTCTTTCATATTTGTTAAAATATCCGTTAGTTGCACTTGCATATGTTTCAACTAGGTCAGATGCAAAATTTTCTAAATTTTCAACTAAGCAAGGAATACTATTGTCGTCTATAATGACAGATTGTGTTTGCCCAAGTTGAATCATACTTTGACAAAAACTAATTAATTCTTGATCTGCTGTAAACTGACAACCTTTTTGATAGTGTACAAGATCAGCTTGATACTGTTGTTTGATTATTCGTTTTTGTTGATTAATAACTACCATTAAGTTACTTTGCTCAAGTGCAGCCGAAAGTCTTTGATCCATAAGGAACTCCTATTTTACTATATTATATAATAAAATAAGAGTTTTGTCAAGACATTTATGGATTTTAAAGTCCGTTTTCTACGTTGATGCCGTAATAAGCTGTTGCAACAATGTCTGCCGCACTTGTCGATGACGAAATTTCAATTTTAACAGATCCATTAAACCGATCATTTAATCCTACGTCCCAACGTACAAATCGTTGCTGGCCTTGTGGACCGCTTAATGGCACAAAAGTATCATCACCCCAACTCTCAACATTGTGAGGTACTTGACGCGGGCGTGGATCAGCTGGATTAGGATTAACTCTTATGAAATAAGTTCCTGGATTTTGTGACGTGGTCCAAGTATCGTGTAACCCGTTAGTTTGAGTTGCATTGCTGCCTATTCTTACTATGCCGCCATTAGTATCAAATCTCCAACCAAGTGTAAGTGCATATTCATCACTTTGTGCAAAGTGGATATTTGGTTGAGAACCTGTTCCTGGTGCAGATATATTTACTGTACCTGTTGCTGAGCCACTTGCTGGATTAGTCCTGTATGCTACCACTATAACTCCGGTAGCGCCTCTACCAGCATTGTTTGTGCCGCCTTCAGCAGCACAGCCGCCTCCGCCTGCTCCGTATGGTTGCCCAATTTCAGCACTGCCTGCTTGGCCGCTACTATGTTGTCTTCCGCGGCCGCCATTAAAGTCAGCGGATACTTGACTAACACCACCTATGGACCACTCGAAAGGATGATCAGGTTCAACTGTTGCAAGAGCTTCGTTGTATCCTGCACCTTCAACACCAAGGCCTATCAATCCAGCCTGCGCTTGTCCTCTAAGATTTGGTGCGCCGCCGGAACTTGCTCCTGATCGATCGCTACTAAGATTCCAACCTCTCGATCCGCCGCCTTGATAGTTATTATCGCCACCGCTTCCTACACCGCCTTGTGATGCTGGAGCAATGCCCCAATTTGTACCTGAAGTGCTGCCGTCGCCGCCTGATGCGCTAGTGCCACTTGCGTATCCTCGCTCGCCACCTGTTGCAGATATTTGAG